CGATCCTCTTTACGTTTTTTGCTTCATTCGCACAGAGCGCGTTTGCGATTCAGTGCAATGAGTCAAGGGACTATTTGGGATCTTCTGAATGTTGGGATAGTGTTCAGGTTGCGAGCAATGAAACGACTCTTGTGTCGGCTGGAACTGTGCTTGTTTATGACGTATCGAACGCACAGAACAGCTCGGCTTATGGAGCCTTTCAGGTTCGCGTAGCTGACGCTTCCGCTGATGGAATTTTCGTTGCAGGTGTTGCACAAAAGCGGATCGCTTCTGGCGAGACGGCTCTTATCCTTGTTCGAGGAAAGGGACTTGTCGCTGGTAAGACGACTCAAGCTTACGCCTCTGGAAACGCGCTTTTTGTTTCCACATCAGGCGATGCATCAACTGTGACGTCAACGACTCAGACGCAATTAGGTTTTGCGCTTGATGATACTGCCGCATCTGGCAATACTCGTCAGACGATTGATGCCTACATTACGGTTCTGTAATCAGTGAATTTTTGACGGCCTGGGGGCCTAAAAATCCCCAGGCTCTCAAAATCGGAGAGTTATGAATTTTGGAATGATCGTAAGACACGCGCTATCGAAAGCATCCCAGAGTGTGCGCGTCATGATAGACAATTTCGGACGATTCATTCCGAACGAGCATGAGTTATAGAGCGATTGAACCGCAACGCGTCCGGCCTGAGATGTATTCCAAGCCGTAGCCGATGCGATTGAAGTCGTGACAACCTGAGAACGAGCTTTCGTGTAAGTCGCCTTACTCACGCCAGTCCCAGGAATGTCTTCAGTTGCGGTGTCAGGAATCAAATTCCTCAAACCAAGCCAGCCTTCCTGCGTTCCGGTATCCGCCGCGACTGAATTACCACTCGCGTCTTCATTCCGACCGCACATATACTGGTCGAGTTTGTTGTTGATCGATTCCTTCATCTGTTGAATTTTTCCTTTAAGCAGACTTACCGCTCTCGCTTGTCCTGCGTTCATGGCAAGATCGTCTTGATAGACGTGTGTCGTACCGTAGAATCTGGCAGGAGAATATTCGAAAGCGTCAATTCCGCCTTGCTCATCAACATTGAGCGGCTGTCCTCTTCGGAATCCACCGACCGCAGCTGAATCGCCGATGATTGCAGGCTCGTTAAAATCACGCCCGCCATCTTCGACTTCCAGAAGTCCGCCCGCTCCCTTAATTTCAGCAAGCAGAGCATTGTTCTGGATGATCGAATTTTTTAAGTTCGATGCGATCTTCTCTTTGGTAGTGGCCCAAAGTGCTCGCAGTGAGTCACTCGTAGGCTTTGCCATCTTTATTCACCTTTCAACTTCGAAATTCCTTGATTCAAAATGTCATCAAGCGTCTCGGCTTCGGGCTGTGAGTTTGACGAAGTGCGAGACATCGGAGCGCGAGGCGTTTGGCGGGACTTTTGGTCAATCTTTTTGACGACCTTTTGAATTGCCGTCTTTTGAGATTTTCCAAGTTTCTGAAGCGCAAGAATATGGAGATCATCAAGCGTAAAAGTCTTATGATCGACCTTCACGTGTTTTGAAATCTCAGACATCTTCATGAGTTCATCTTGTGGGATAGGATTACCGGCATCAGATTTATTTTTCAGCCATCCGCTGACAAGTTCCGATACTTTCTCCTGCTCCCGCAGTGAATCCTGATTCTGTCTCTCTCGTTCCTTGCGTTCCTGTTCCTGCTTATACGTCTCGAATTGACGCTGAAATCCAATCATTCGCGCGTCCCCGGAGTAATCAACTTGTTCCTCTTGATTTCCGAGAAGCGGGCCGACTGGCTGTTTTCCATTCGCCAATAGTCCTACGTCCTGAAAGAAAGACGCGATCTTCGACGATAAATGATCCGATCCATGCTGAAATACGTGCCAAAGCGTCTTAAATGACTGAAGGTCATCTTTCGTCGGCTTCGTAACTCCCCATGATTCGTCATCAATCGCCATCTGCTCGGTAACTTTCTTCCGCTCTTCTTCAAACTTTCTACGTTCCTCAGCAAGTGCACTTGTTTTTCGAGTATAGTCCGACTGCCTTAGGAAACTGTCCTTGATGAGCGGATTGGATTCTACAAACTTCTTAAAATCTTCTTCCGTCTTAAAAGTCAGCATCTTCTTGCCGTCAAACGTGAGATTTCCGAAGGTTCCATCTCCTGCTTTTGAGTCCTCTTCCGATTCAACTTCCTCGGTCGATTCCTCGCCTTCAGCATCAGGATTATCTTCTTCCGTCCCCTTGTCCTCGGCGTCCTCTGTCGTGGGTTCGCCTTGTCCCGTGAGTGCTTTTGAAAGAATTTCCGAGATCCCATCTTCAGAACCGGATGCCTCCGGTGCGTCAGCCTGGGGTGTCTCAATCACTTCTTCAACCGCTTGTTCAGATCCTTCTTTCGCCATTTTCTACTTCCTTTTTGTGAGTTCCATCTCTGGATTGTTCACTACGTTTAACAAAAAAGCCCATCCAGAGATTTTTAGTCTCCGAATGGGCGAGTGCTTAAAAAAACTATTAAGCCGTGGCCTTTAAATTTTTACCAGCCGAATAACTTCCTTTTCATAAAAAGATCAATCGCATTCCATTTTTTACACTGAAGTCCACCGGCCGGATCAAGACAGAAAACGAATGAATCCTTGTCACTTAAAAAACGGGAATAATTATTCTGCGTCCCGATGTAAAGATCGTAGTGGGTCTTTGTCTTTCCCGATAGACCTGTCCTGTCATACTGAATCACATGCCCGATAGGAATGAACAACGGCCCGACAAACAAAAGAAGAATAAACAGAAAAACTTTCATTGTCCGATACTCTCTCTAAATTTTCGCTCAAAATCTCTGTCTATCTTGAAAAGAGCCTTCACAAGTCCGACAAGATGCCTCAGCACATCACTCATTTTTTTCTTTCTTAATTTAACTCAGAGTTCGGTTCTTCTTTCCTCGGACGCCCGCGCCGCTTCGGAGAATCAAGAACTTCTCTAAATTCAGCACTATCTGACGGAGCTGAAACAGATTCATTCACTGAATTAGAATTACAAGCTTCAATCTTTGAGAGAATATACTTCACGGCATGCCGCAAAGCAATACCATCCCGGTCGTAAATCCCGCGCGGGTTCTCTAACTGATCCATCCATTCTTCCTTCGTCATCTGAATTTTTTCCATTTTAAATCACTCCTTTTGCTTCAAGTGCCCGGACTTTCTGAACACCCTCGCTGATGATTGAATCAATGTTGAAATTGTCTCGCCGTTTAAAATCAGAGGGCTTGGCATCGCCCACAGGCTGAAGGCCCATACGCTTAGCTTTCTTTTCAGCATCACGCGTTCCAGCCGTCATACATCCAAGCCCCTGATTGAAGAATTCTCGCGTATCGGGAACAAAAAAGGCATCGTTTGAGCTGTGTTTATCACAAGCCGAGCAAGCGTGAGTCTTCTTCCCTCCGCTGATCGTTGATTTTCCGTGTTCGCAAATCTGATGATAAATCACTGAGAACTTCCCATCTCATTCGCATTCAAGCTCACGTCAGTCCGTGATTGGCTACGCTTTGAAATTGAGTTTCCTTGCTCCTGCTCTTTTTTCATCATCATCTCAAGATCCATCGCTGCGCGGGCGATGGGACCATCGGGGCCGCCAAGCCCAGGTGCAATCATTTCAAGCTTCTGCATTGCTTCATCATCTCCGAATAATGCCATGAGCCTCTGAATCGCTTCCGGATACTGTTCTTTCAGTTTCGACACATCAACCGGCATCCCTTTTGTCGCAAGCTCGAGAATCTGAGTATCGATGCTGCGAAGATCAGCATCTCGCACAAATCCCTCAGGGTCACGGACTTCCGAATTCTGTAAAAGTTCATCAACGACACGGACGCCGTTGATCTGTTTTCCTTGCTCACGTAGATAAGGCTCGAAGATTTTAAGATCGGCCATTGTCTCTTTTAGAATCCGCTTTTTTACCATCTTGTTAGGCTGCACAAAACTCTCGATTGAAATATCAGCGCTGAATTCTCCGTCAAAATCATTCTTGGTCCCGTCATCGCTAACCATCACTTGCCGTTGTTCTTCAATGCCTGACTCGGTATTTTTTATGTTGATTGACTTCTCCCCGATATAATTCTTCTGCTTCAGTTTTGTCCAATCATAAAAGAATCCGACAAGCCAGTCCTTGAACTTATCGACCTTGTACCCGCCGGTACTCTGATCCGCTTGCTGAATAGCCTGAGTCTCTGTAGCAGTCTTATCTTTTGATTGAATCGCAACCTGAGCGAACGCAGGCTTGCGCGATAGCTCATCCAAAACACGCTTAATCAATGAAAATGCTACGTCGTGATCTTGTGATAGTGGCTGGTCTGAAATTTCATAAAGCAGGGATCTGATATCAATACCAGGAGCAAGATTGCTAAGCATAATAAGCTCAAGATCATCAGATCCAAGCATTTTAGAAATGTCTTCACGTTTCACTCCTTCGGCCCCGCCTTTAACAAGAGTGCGAGTCTTTGACCGTTTCAAATGTTTCAGCATCTTTGCCATCAGATAATCAAGAATCGTCATGCAGGATTCAAGCATCCATGCTTCAGAAGGCGGGATGAATCCTTCTGCTGGATCGTTCAGCTCCAAAATATGAATCGGATATCCTTTATCATCAGGGCCGTTTCCTTTTTCCCAGTCCGCGTATGCAAGCGGAGCCTCAGAATTCTTGTCGCATGAAATAACAAGCCGTTTCAGCGGCGCCGAATCATCTCCCTTGATAAATAGAACATAAATTTTTTCGTAAAGAAGATCGTCTTTATTCTCATAATCTTTTTTGTTGTCAACAAGCTCTTTATCAACGTCCAGAAGATCCGAATAAACTTTCCCTTTTAGTTTTGAAACCTCTTCGGGATTCAAAGTCGGATCATTCTTTAAACATTCGATCGATACAATGTCAACATAACCAAGATAAGGAGATTCTTGGTAGTTGTAATAGCACTGATGCTGTGGATAAATTAAATTAGTGGGCAGGATTTTTGAAACGCGGACACGATTCGCTAATTCTAGCTTCTCATGTATTGGTTGTCCGTTCTCATCCTGCCCAATAATATTTTCGCCTTCTTGAGTCCGGTAGTCGTAATCGATCATCACGGCCCCAAGCGATGCAAGGTTCTCATCAACAAGCACTGAACGGATCAGTCCCTTCAGCGTTCGATTGTCTTTAATATCATCATTCACATCCTGCTCAAGATTCTCAATGTTCCTGACTTTTATAGGGTCTTTCGTGTTTCGGCAGGTCAAATCAATTGTCGGATTCTTGTAATAGATCGATGCGTTAAATTCTTCGACGTCCTTGAAAAGAAAATTGAACGTCTGATGCGAGTAGTTGTCTTTCGTCTTTTTGAATTCGTAGAGTTCAGAGTTGTACCGCTTCTTCGCGGTCTTCCATTTCTCCTCGATCTTTTCACGGTGAGCGCGGTTCGCGCGTTCAGCGCGTGACCGCCACATCATGATCTGATTCGCCGTCATCTCAGGCTTTTTTAAAGGCACAGTATCTTCAAGCTTTGAATCTGAAACAGCATCCATATCATCCGGCATA